CGTTGATGTCGTTTGCCAAAACATTGTTAAATCATGATAGAGCATTTAGAAGGCGAGACCGACAACACGGACACGGACGGCAAGCAGAGGCTGAACTGAGGTGAGAGCGGCAGGGAAGTGGAGGCGCGCGTTGTAGTTCAGGCGGGGAGGTTGCTGGTAGAAGTTCGCCGGTTTGAACACGTTAGTGATGAAGGGTAGGTCGAGGTTGACCTCCCAAGTGGCGGGGGCGGGGAACCCGGTAGCACTCGTGAGAGGCACCATATCGACGTAGGTGTTCCCTTCAAGGAGCTCGATTGCGGTGCGATCAGCAGGCGCGGTCTCCCTGCCTTGTGAGACTCCAACGGCTATATCAAAGATGTGGCCTGCGGCGCCACGCATCGGCGTGAACTTCAGCTCAAGCTTTAGGAACTTGGCGTCAGAGAAGCGTTGGGTGATACCGCTCACTATGCCGGTCGTGGATGGGACGATGCTGCCGTGGATGGAGCGCGTGCCAGCGGTCGCATTGGGGCCGGCCTGGGTCCAATCATCCGAATTGTAGTAAGTGATGACGGTCCACTCGCGGGAAAATTGGCCCGCATCATGACCTTGGCCGATCGAGCTGATGCCACGTGGGATGGATGTGAAAGCGCCGGTGTTTTGTACCAGCTGCGTGACGGCAGCAGTGGTGGCTCCCACAGCACCAGTGGAAGCGGGAACTTGGTTGGAGTTGTTATTCATGTTGAGAGAGGAGATTGAAACAGAGCCATACTTAAGAGAGCAAACGGGAGACCGGAAAATAACCCTAACACGGAGCAACATGAGAAGGAAAAGAAGAGGAAGGAGAAAGAAGACCGAAGCAAAACTGGGCGAAAGATCTTGCAGTGATTGTCAAATCAAAGATTTTATGAGAGGCGGTGTGTCAAGTCCAAGCTTAAGACACAGAGCACGCAGGAGATGATATTGTCTACGTAGGAGTCGTTTCTCGGGGCGTGTGAGAAGCCAGATGCGGGCGATCAAAACTGAACAAGAATCTCTAAGAGCTTCAATCGCATCGAAAGTGAATTGTCGCTGTGAGAAGAGAATGGCTGAGAGTGTGGGGCACAGTTTGTGGCCGAGTTCGATGAGGAAGCCGAGACAGTGCAAGTCCATTTCGGACAGATGATCTGTCATGACATCTCCGAGCCGATAAGCGGTGTGCAACTCTGAGAGATAACTGGGCAACACAGCCATCAAATCGCCTTTCACAATGTGGAAGAGCGTTTTGAGGTACATGAGCGACGGGTTGCGGATGAGGCCGGCCGAGGTAACGACGTATCCACAAAAATCTATTGACGGTGCGACCACAGTCTTTGAAATGACGGCTATGTGACGGCTTTGTGCGGCCCACTGAGGACGTTCAACACAGGCTTCATTAATGGCCGAGTCGTCGCCACCGA